ATGGAGATGAATAGTCAGGATAAATAAGTTTCTGCTTAAGTGGGAAAATATTACCAATTTCAGATCCAAACACTAAACCTAGACTGGACCTCGCATTCACCGCCGTTGTCGCCCCAGTACCGCCTTGCGTGAGGCTTAGGGGTTTTGTTAGGTCGGATATTTCCGCCATGGTCAGCGTAATACTGTCATTTCTCAAAGCCATGCTATGTCCTTAAGCCCAGACGCGAGCCGGTGATTTTGGTGTCACGATGAAGTCGACCAGAAGAGTTAAATCAAGTTCGTCCTTCATCATTCGGAGGTTAACGTGATAGCCGGGCTCAGCAACAAACTTAACAACCTCGTTTTCCTGTCCCAGATTTGTAATTTCAGCCGGGACAGTAATTACCCCGACCACATCCAGGCTGATATCAGGGTGATATAAACCGCCCTGTTCTTCATCGACCACAAAACCAGCCTCGATTAATTTCGTGCGCATTTCGTCGGCGTCAGCGAAGCGCAGATATAAGTCTCTCATCAGCGGAGCCCATTAATTTGGTTAGGGGTTAATACACGATGCCAGATACGGAAATTACGAATGTGATAAACCGCATTTGGATGACCAATAATTTCCAGCAGGGTAGGTATGGATGCTGGATTCGTTGGGCCCGATGTGCTGCCATCGGTCTTACCATCAAAATAGAGATTCATTCTGTTGGTTGAGTCAATAGTTTGAACGTATGTCTTATTGAAGAATGGAGGTGCTGTATTTATAACAGGCCCGCCACCACCTCTGTATGAGCGCAAGGACGTCGACATAGCACGAATGATAATGTCGTTATTGGCTCCTACCACTCTTACTACATCATGGTAATTTGTGGATGGCGGAACAAATTTATCTATGGAAAATTCTAACGATAGGGTTCGATTGAATAAATCCCCTGTCATTCTGTAGCCGATATTTCCAGATGGTTGCAGCCTGAAGTTATCAGCTGTCCGCGTAACTGTTGCAGAACCCGTAGGTATATAGCTGGTTGAAATTGGGTTTTTCTCAACTTGTGGCATCTGAACATAATATTCAGTGTTCAACGGAATTGTTGAGTCTACATTCAGTTTTTGTGCAGCAATAGTCCCCGTATAGTTTCCGGCAGTCACGGCTGTCATTGTCGCAGAAATCGTTGCGTACCCATCGCTTCCAGGCGTACTGGTTATCGACATTCCAGCCGGTGGGTTAAGTGCTGTGCCAGTTATGGCATCAACTAATGTTGCGAATGCAGTAGCGCCATCCAGCGCAAATGAAAGTCTTATGTAACCGTATGTACCTTTAGCACGGCAGGATACAGTCAATGTGTCCCCGACAGCCAGAGTTACAGCACTTGACGTAACAATAAAGGGTATTGTGGTGTTAGCATTAATTACTCCCTTCATTGTAGGTGCCTGGGACGAACCGTCAGCAGCTAAGTTTGTTTTAGTTACAGTGACACTGGTTCCGGCCCATTTAACTGGATCGTCGCTATTAAGAATATAATTAGTGCTTGCCCCCTCAATTAATAATCCGCCACGTTCAAAGCGGGGCTCATTGATAGCAGCAGATTGCAAAACGCCAGATTTATCGAAATATGTACCTGCGGTAGCTCGTAAAAAGGTTGCTGACTTCGTTGGCAACTCCAGAAGCTGCCCTGAGATCGTCAGCTTATCGTATGGCGCCGATCCCGCTAGCAGGCGCAGATCGTCACTAAGCGGTGCCCAGACGTCGGGGTATGGAGCTTCCTCATAGGGCACAGAAGTCAGTTGCTGCGCAGCAGCCAGTGATGTGGCGGCACTGCTGGCGCTGGCGGCTGCGTTGGTCTCCGACGTTTTGGCATTCGTCTCAGAAGTTTTCGCGTTGGTTTCTGAAGTTTTCGCGTTGGTCTCAGACGTTTTTGCATTTGTTGCTGAGGTTGCCGCTGCGGTTTTTGATGAATTCGCGTTCGTCTCTGATGTTTTGGCGTTTGTCGCAGACGTTGCAGCTGCCGCGGCGCTGGTCCCAGCAGCCGTTGCAGCGGCGATCAGCTTCGTCCAGCTGGGCCCGGTCTTTTTCGAACCGTCGGCCAGAGTAACGGTGACGTCACCAGTGCCCGATAAAATCAGGTCCTGGTTGACGATATCAATCTGCGCCTGGCGAAATCGTCATCAAGTGTGGCCATTCGTGATGTCCTTAAAATGAAAAACCCAGCCGGAGCTGGGTTATAAGGGTGTGATTATTGAATTCAGAAGAAACAACGTGTGCGCAGCCGAAATACTTATATCAGATTATTATTCCCAGCCCGTTTAAGCCAAATCGCCAGCATCCACCTGACCGGAATTAATTACCTGAATAACCGGAGAAGTTAGGGGAATTTCTTTTGGTAATTAACGCCATTGATGGCTGCATATCCATATGAGTAGTCGCACTGGTAATCCCTCTAAGGCCAATACGTATAGTCACAGGGCCTGAGTTTGCGGGAATATCCAGACTACCTGTAACGGGTACATAACTGTTAACCTGACGACTGACGCTATTGGTGTCGTTATACGATAGCTTAAAGCCAAGAGACACTACTGTAATATCTCTCCCGTTTATATTGATATATGCTTCCAGAGCACCATTATAAGCTTCACTTTCATTCCAGACGACAAATGTCGGAACAGCGATAGTGACGTCATACGGGACACCCCCCACCCAGGTAACCTGTCGGAAGAAGTCTTTTTGTTTGCCCGGGTCTCCCTGAAACCTTCCACCAGGGAAGGAGAACATATTAACGACATCGCCTACGATTTTGTTCGCGTAAACTGTGCCTTTGAAGTCTCCATCCGTCGCGTAAACTGTCCCTCTGAATTCCCCACTGGTTGCGTATATCGTCCCCCTGACCGTCACGCCGTTAAACGTGGCATACCCGGATTTATTGATATGCCAGCCGACATTGCCGGTCCCGTCCCAGTTGCTGGACTGGAGGTAATTGCCGATCTTGCCGTTGTCGATGGAACCATCCTGGATGAACACCGATCGCATGAACATCTGCCCGCCTGTGGCGGCAAACACCAGTTCCTGTCCTTTTGTCGTCGGGTTATAAACCGCAAACGTATCGGCAGAAATCAGGAAGTTTGAGGACCCGGTTGCATCAATGCCCAGCTGAATACCCGCGATGCGTTTAACACCGTTCGCCTCTACCTGAACTTTAACGCCCCACTGCGCGCTCAGCTTTCCGTTGATATCAGCAACAGCTTTACTGGTCGTCTGGACACTGGTATTGGTATCGCCGATCGCAGCCGTCACCTGCTCAATGCTGGTCGCGGTGGCGCTTTCCAGATCCGTAACAGCTTTATCAATGCGCGTAATGGCGGCGGCGTTGGTCTTACCGTTTTGCTCAACCGTCGCCTTAAGCGTGGTGACCTGCTCCGCCACGGCACTCGTGGCATCCGCGGCGGTCTTCCGGCTTTCGATGATTTCAGCCATCGTTTTCGTTTCGCCAACAGCATACGTCACGCGCTGTTCAGAGAACGCGGTGAAGCTGGCGAGCGCATTGGTGACGTTGCCGACAATACCGGCGTCCCGGCTGGCCGTGTTGCCGTCCACATCCACTTTCAGCATATCGATGCGGCGGCCGAGCGCGCTGTCAGCATTCGTGCGGGCCGTGGTTTCCGTGCTGATGTCTGAAGTGTTCTGATCGGTTGTGGCCTTAACCGCAGCCAGCGCGGTGGTCTGCGCCTTGTTGTTATCCGCGACCGCTTTATCGATGCGTGTAATGTCACCGGTGTTTTTGCCAACGGTGGTCTGCAGGCCTGAAAGCGTGGTGGCCTGAGCCTCCTGCTCAGTTGTCAGCGTCGCCAGCTCCTGCGTAACGGAAGCCTGGTTAGCGTTAACGGTCGATTCCAGCTTCTTCCGTTCTGTGACCTCCGCTTCCTGTGCCGTGATGCGCGCCTGGCGTTCGGTGTACAGCAGGCCCGAGGCCAGTTTTGACGGGTCGTCACCGGTATAACCGCCCCGGATCTGCGTCGCCAGCGTCTCGCGCGCCGTGGCTTCCGCCTGGTCGCCGGTAACACGGGCTGTCGTTTCCTGCTGCAGGGCGGCCATCCCGGCGCCCGGCGTTGGCCGCCCGATCGCCACCCAGTCAATCAGGAAGTAGTTTGTCGCGTCCTGTTTACTGGAAAGGTCCAGCCGAATCTGGTTAATCGTCGTCTCGGCCAGCCAGGGGATATCGTCGCATTCCAGCGTGGCAACGCCGTCGGCGTTATACGCCGGTTCGGCCACCACGAAGCGGTTGGTTTCGTTGAAACTGGCCGTATTGCGCCAGCGAATTTCACCCGCCCATGCAGGCGCTCCCACTTTCCTGATGCGCAGCTTCAGAAAGCGATACGCAGCTGCCGTAATGCCCAGCGTCGCAGGAGAAGCAACGTATGGGTCCGATGCGTGGTTGGCAGGACGGAGCCAGCCGTTAACAATGGTCGGCGTGCCGTTACCGGACCAGCCCTCCACAGTTGAATCGAAGTACCAGATTTTGGCCGGATCAAACTGAGAACCGGTCCCCGCCGACACCTGCGCAATCTGCTGCGCCAGCGATTCAGTGGTGGTCTGAATCGTCTGGTTGACGTTGCTGATATCCGCGACGCGCTCGTTCTTCTCGGTCAACAGCGCCTGCCCGCGCGCTGTTGCCTCCTCGGTGATGGCTTTCTTACGGTCCCCGACTTCCTGTGCCAGGCCCGCTTTGGTCGCCGCCGACTCTGTCGTAACTGCGGTGATGTCGTCGCGCGCGGACTGAATATCGTCGCTGAGATCGGTAATTTCCTTTACGACGTTTTTGAAGGTTTCAGTTTGTTGAATCTGGTTATCGATATCCACCAGGTAATCCGCGGCATCCGAGCTGCTGCTGCCCTGAATGAAGTCAGTCCAGGCCGACTGGTTACCTGTACGGTCGATAAGCCTCGCACGGTACCAGAACCCCACCCCGGCTTTCAGGCCCAGCTGCTGATACATGTGCTGCGGATAAGGCACGTCCGTAAGCAACATCGCATTCGTGCCGGCAGCATCCGCGGAATACTGAATCTCGGTCTGCAGGGTATCCGCTGTATTTGCAGGAAAATCCCAGTCCAGTTGCACACCCCAAAGTAAGGGTGTCGTCCTGAAGTTGACAGGTACCGGCGGCGCGCCAACCTTCCCTTTTAACGTTACTTCAAGCGAAGTGGCCCACTTCGAAGAAATTTCAGCAGCATTAATGGCGCGGACGCGCACCAGATAACGCCCGGCATAAATCGCCGGAACTTCAAACGAGGTGTTAGAGCTGCGCGGTACGTTTACCCAGTTCCCGTCATTGCGACGCCACTGAGCCTCGTAGGCGATCGCGTTCGGAGCCGGGTCCCAACTGGCGCGCATGGTTTCGATGCTGATGCCCTGATTCACCATCGAGTAGGAGCTGATAATTATATTTCCTGGCGCGAACTGATTACCGGGAGGGATCACGCTTACCGGACGCTGGTCAATGATGGCGCCAGTATCGATGCGGGCATACTTATCCGGATCGTGAGCCGCGCCGGTAACAGTAAACGTTCCGTCGTTATTGTCGCTGATGCTAATCACCCGGTACTGCTGGGCATACAGCTCATCGGATTCCGCCACCCAGACACTTTCCGCCTGCGGCGTTTCGCTGTAGGCGGTGCTGACCGTTACTGCTTTTCCGTTCACTGCCTGGATTGTACGAGCCTGAGATGCACCGGACGGAAGGTTGAGAATAAGATGGTGACCTGCCTTCGCATCCGGCTCGCGGTCCAGGGTAATCACCCGGCCATTCACCGAGCTGATACGCCCGCCAGTGACCTTACCGGACAACATTTCATCGGCCACGGCGATGATGTACCCGGGCTGAGGTATGTTGCCATCCAGACCGACGTCAAACGAGACGATGCGATCCTTGTTGTTGGTGAGAATGCCCCAGCGGCCTTTGCGGTTCGCCTCCGACTGCCGGGTGCAGCCGATGGCCGTCATTTCGAGCTGGTTAAACCCATAGCGCGCCACCAGGGCCTGCTCAAATACCGGCTCCATCGCATCAGCATATGCGTTTGAGGGATCGGACCAGGAGACGAGTGCTGTGGTATAGCGCGTTTTGGTCGTACTGCTGGAGTAGGTAAAGCGGCCATCAACTACGTTAGCGCGGGTGTAGCTGTAATCCACATCCCGGGGCATATCTGCCAGGGCCACGATCTGATCGCCGCCCCAGTACGTCATGCCCCGGAATATGGCCGCAAAGTCACGAAGAACGGTATAGGCGTCGTTCCGGTCCTGAATGTATACGTTGCAGATGTACCGCGGCTCGGTACCACTACCGCCCTTACCGTCCGGTACCGGCTGATCGCAATACTGGGCCACCTGGTACAGCATCCATTTGTCGATATTCGCCGCCGTGAGCCGGTGGCCCAGGCCGAACCGGTCGGATACAACCAGGTCGTAAAAAATCCACGCCGGGTTATCGGTCCACGCCCACTTAAACGCACCAGTCCAGGTACCGGTGTAGGTGCGGGTTTCCGGGTTGTAGGTATCAGGTACGCGGATCACACGCCCACGCGGCTCACAGGAGATCTGCGGGATAGAGCCGTTAAACTGGCTTGAATCGAATTCGATATACAGCAGGGCTGTGTTCGGGTAGCGCAGTTTGGCGTCGATCACCTCAGTGAAGCTCTGAAGGGTCATCGTGTCGCCGATCTTCGCGCTGTTTGCATCAGCGGTCAGCTTGCGCAGGCGAATAGTCCAGGTGCTGCCCGCCTGAGGCAGATCGATACGGTGGCTGCGCTCATAGCCGGATGTGGTTTTACCGGTCACACTGGTATTCAGCACCGTCTGCCAGGCTCCCCCATCGGTCTGCAGGTCAATCGCATAGCTAACCGAGTTACCGACGAGATCGCCGTCATTCTCCTGTTTGAACAACGAGGGCCATTTAAGGCGCAGACGAACCGCCGAGAGCTGGGTATTGGTAAACGTGCGCGTCCAGGCGGTGGCACTTGATACTTCGGTACCTACGGTAATTTCGTTTTCTGTACCCGGTATGCCCTGGATATAGCTCTGTGCCTGGTTACCCGGGCGAAACTCCCACGCCACCCCGCTAAAGTTTGGCGATCCGTCTGCGTTCTCCAGTGCGGTGCCATCCAGATAAATATTTTTACCGGTGAGCTGGCCGGAGAACTCTCCCTCACCCAGAGCTATCAGAATTTTGGCCTTCGCTACAGACTGAAGGTCATCAGGCTGTTCAGTAGGCGTGCGGGATTTAGAGCCACCACCTTTGCGGCCTTTTATTGCGGTTGCTGTTGCCATATTGCACCCATAAAAAAAGCCACCCGGAGGTGGCTACTGATCGAATATCAGGATGTTACAAATCTAAATACCTGGTTATGTTGTGGGTTCAGCCCGCCAGCGGTGGGACGCTGGCGCATTCAACGCAGGGGAATGGCTGAATACCTCTGGCAAAAGGAGAAGTAAATGGGTTCGATGTTAGAGCTGGAAAAGGAAGTGGCGGAGTTGAAGCAGAAACTCTTAACCCACGAAATTATGACTGGGCTTTTACTAACGAATGTAATTCGTATCGTAGATAAAATTTCACCCAATAAAAATGCTGCTGAACTTTTACTTAAGGCATTAAAAGAAGGAGAAAGCAAGTTAGTTAACGGCGATGCTCGTAACGATCCGCACACTAAGGACGCTCTAACAAACGCGATAGCTGCAGTGAGTCGCGCGTTAAAGTAGTGGCAATATCAAGTAGGCGATCTCTTTCAGCTTCGTAACTTCCGGGAGAAGCCACTTTAAATTCAGCGGCCTGATTCGGGGCCGCTGTTACCACTCCACCGAATGCACCTGCATCACCCAGAGATACGTCCCCATTTGCCCGTAAGCGCCAACCGGCTCCTGACGTTCCCTGCATATCTGCGATCACTACCTGCATCTGCACAATAGTCGCCTGCTGTTGTGCAACGGTTGTTGCCAGCGCTTCAACTCGTCTTTCTAAAGTCATAAATCTCTCCTGCCTCTCGGCTATTAAGTTAATTGATTTACTGCTGATCTTCGACATAAATTCCGGCAGAAATAATCGCCCCGCCGATTCGCCGGCGGCCGTATAACAGCGGCACCGGATATCCCTGCGCAGCGGTATTCGTTACGCCACCGAACGCATAAGAGGCCCGGTTATCTGCATCCTGTTTACTGGCCAGCCCAGCAGGTTGTGGGGAAAGCATCTGGATTACACCACCGGCCATTAGTCCGATGCCTGAACTAATCATTGCACCACCAACCGGGGCGGCATATCCCCAAGAAAGCCCAGTAACAATGACCCCTGCTACAACGAGAACAGCACCTAAAATTGTTTGTAACAATCCTGCCTTTTTACTTCCAATCACCACTGGAATTATCCGCACAGTAGATGCTGAAACAGGAAGGCCTAAATCTTCTTGAATAATATTCCTCTTTCCCTTGAAGACTGCATATGTCAATCCTCTACTTTTGCTATTATTCAGGAATGCTTCAAACCCAGGAAGCGTGCAACATAGAGCCCTAACAGCCTCTCCAGTAGTTCGAACCAAACGTTCATGAGTTTTTCCGAAAGTTTTACCCAGCACTCCTCCCAGCTCAATACGTATCAGATTCTCTTGCATGAATTCTCCAGGCATAAAAAAACCCACCATATGGTGGGCTCATAAATTCATTAATACGATCACTGCAACGGCAGAGGTTTGACATCAACATTCCCGCTGGGATCTGCAAATAATCGCACAGCCTTAGTTTCACCCTCTTTTAGCTGTACATAACTACCTACTGGCACAGCATCAGAAATACAGACTTTGCCTTCTCCTTTGATAGCCACACTCCACTCCCCTGCAGGCAAATGGAAAACTGCTTTTTCACCCGGATCTAAAATAGCCGCTTTGTCGTTATTGAGGTAAACCCCTGTAAAACACCCGCTACCTAAATAACCCTTATCCCGGACGACTATCAACGTGGCATCTGTATTTTTCAAAGCTTGCTGATACTTTAGCACCCTTTCTGCTGGCGCTTGTTTTGCTTGGCTGGGTAAAACGGCTTCAGTTGCACACCCAGACAGACCAAATAAGGCCAGGATAAAAAGCAGGTTCTTCATTTCCCTTTCTCCTTTTGAATTTTTTAAAAGGTTAACATAGGGACGAATGGCGCAGAACCTTCATCGTTCTTTCCTGCCAATATCCGCCATAGGGCACACGCTGACTCAGGTGACCATAGAGATGATGCAGCAGCATATTGCCTTCCAGCAGGATACCCGCGTGATTCCACTTATTAGCCTGAACCTGCATGATCACCATATCACCAGGCTGCTGTGCGCCGTCGAACTCACGGAACCCGCATTCGTACCAGCATTCCTGATAGAAATTATCAGGGTACTCGTCCTCCCACCAGGGATACTCCACCCGGTAGTCATGCAGCTCGATCCCGTGCGTCTGCCGGAAATAGCTCATCACCAGGCCCCAGCAATCGTACACGCCCAGGACGAAAGGTCGCTCAATGAGGGGGATCTCTCCCCGGGGCATGATGGTTCGTATGTCACCTTCTGGCCAGCTGACGATGTGCCAGGGCACCCCATTCAGGTCACACTGGGCCTTATCCGTTTCGCTCGGCTGGGTGGTTGCATCGGGGTGGCTGTGAACGATGGCGGTCACCAGCCCCCACTCTTCGGCGGCGGCATAGTCTTCCGGGCAAAGAACAAAGTTGTCCTCCGGGTTCGGGGCCAGATTACGGCAGGGAAAATACCGTTCTACCCGGCTCTTCTGCGCTATCACGCCGCAGCACTCCCGCGGATACTCCTGCGCAGCGTGTGCCATGATGCCCGTGACGATCTTTTTACGCATGCTAACTCCTGATCAATGACGTCCCCGGAAACCCGCCGAAGGAAAGTTCGTTATTTTCCCCGAACCGAAGCTTGCAGGCGGACAGAGTGCCGTTGCATTCATCCAGAGAAGGATCGCTGACCGGCTTGTTGTTTTTGTCGAAATAGCGCGTGCCAGCGTAATCGCAGCCATCACCGGTACGGTATTTGTTACGAATGCACCAGGTACACAGAGAATGGAGCTGGCGCGTCGGTATCATCAGCCCCTGCAGATCCATCGGGCTGGAAAGCGTGAACTCAACCACCTCGTTGGTTTCACTGCTCTTTGCATCGATATAGAAAACCTTCAGCTTTTCCTGCGTTGGATCTGCCGTGGGGTTGCCGCCAGCGAAGTTTTTAGCATCGAGGTATTTACCCAGCGTGTCGTGGATAGTCACCTTCGCCTGCAGCATATCGTCATAGGCCAGGCACAGCGCTGTGATGGAACTGTCGAGGTTAGCTACCGATAATTTGGGTTGAGCGCTGCTCCCACTGGTGGAAACCTCGATCCCCTCAATCTGACAGGGCCACGCTTTATATTCCTGCCCCTGCCACCAGATTGATTTTGCCGGCAGCTTATTCTCATCCCCGCCGGCAGCGGTTATTTCCGCTTCAGTGTGCGCGAGGCTGTAGCTATGAAAGCGCAACACCTCACCTGTACCAAAGGCTGTGCCATCGACTTCAAACAACCTGACTTCATCGCCAGGCTCGAGCTTCTGATAATCTGCGTTTAGGCTCATGGTTTAAATGCCTGTTCAAACGTTGCGGAAAGGTTGAAAAGACCGGCGCCAATCGGGGTTGGTGTGTAGGTATCGCAACGATAAAGCCCCATCGGCTCAAGCGGCGGGCGCCACTGAAAAGCCTTTACGCCCTGGTGGCGATCGAGAAACTCCTTAATCGCCCCGATATACGCTTCGGTACCGGTGAACTGGAGAGTCCACTTCTGCGAGCGGGGATTAATCCCGTCCCCGGATACCTGCTGGTAGCCGTCGCCGAACTGCGCGGTTCGCCGGCGGAAGCTCACCTCCTGCTCGGCATTGATGCGCGGGCACCAGCTGAATGTTTCAAGAGCCATCACCGGCCTCCTTTTGCCAGATTCCACAGCGCGCCGCCCGGGGACATATCACGGTTCATCAGCTCGCGGTAACGCCGATCAACATAATTTCCCACGTCTTTCCCGAACTGTTCATAACCCCCGCTCGCCTGGGCCCGGGTGTTTCCGTTGCCATCAATATGGATATTGACCTGCGGTGCGTCACTGCCGCCTGGCGTAACACCTCCATTTCCCAGAGCACGTACACCCAGAGAACCATCGGCTGCGCGGGTAAGCGGCATGATGGCTTCCGGACCGGCCTCCCCCATCAGTCCGGCACCTTTAGCGAACGCAAACATCGTGGGAGAACTCACGACAGAGTTACTGTACTGGCTGAGATCTGCTGAAGAGTAAACACCACCTTTGGCGTTGAACTGAAGGTTTGCCCCGTATGACTGAAGTGCAGTGCCGCTGCTTGCGGAAGACGAGGCAGCGCCGCCAAACAGCGAACCGATGGAGCTGGCCGCGTTGGCGATCATCATGTTCACCATTACCTGTTCAATGACTTTCATGACGCTGATGCCCCAGTCTTTCCAGCTCGCTTTGTTGCCGTTGAGCATATCAACGATGTTGCTGCTGATACCTGATAGCGCGCTTTGCATCGCATCGGCCGCCAGCGTTGCATAGTTAGTGGAATCATCCACCCAGTCAGCAAGCCCGTCCCGCGCACCGGTTACCCAGTCAGCCTGCAGCGCATCAATCTGACTGTAATAATCCTCCTGAATTTCCAGCCTTTGAGCCTGGGCATCTTTTAAAGCCTGGGTTTCACGGTCATAAACTGTCTGGCTGATATCACCGGCCTGATACTGCTTTTGCAGATCACGTTGCTGGTCGAGGTATTCACGCTCAATACCCAGCCGTTCCCTCAGCCGCTCACGCTGCTTATTGCCGAGCCCGGCTCCCTGAATATCCACACTCAGGCCCCCCCGGGCGTTATCATTCTGCGCCTGCAGGCCAGCAACGAACGCTGCTACCTTCGCGTTTTCTTCGTTGGCTTTTTTCAGCAGGTTCAGGCGGTCCACTTCCTGAGCCAACTGCTGAAGCCGGACTTTTTGCGCGTCATTAATCCCGGTGAGTTTTCCCTCTGCCATATCGAACTGAAGTTTCTGTTGCTCAGTCACCTCCGCCGTTTTTTTGCCGGTGGTATCGATAAGCGCAATCTGGCGCAGGTAGCCCAGTTCCATGGATTTGAACGCGCTCTGCAGTTTATTGGCGCTGGCATCAGGCGTAACTTTACCGTTAGTGCCGCCCGGCGGGAGGGCAAATGGTTTGCCTGTTCCGACAGTAGCGGCACCAAGTGGAAGATTGCCAACAGCAGGTTTTGACAACCTGTTTCGGGTCTGGATAAGAGTGTTCAGTTCATCGTTGAGGGCTTTTACACTATCATTCCCGCCCGTGAACCAGGCGAACATTGATTTATCCTGCGAATAAAAACCTTTTCTTCCTTCAAGGTTTTTTTGCAAATAAGCAATTCGCTCGTTGACCTGATCGATATTGTTAAGGTCAATTTTACCGCTCAGGGCGGCAAATCTGTTTCCGGTGCTTGCGGCAAGTTGACCAGCGCCAGCGGCGGCTTTAACAAGCCATCCAGCAAGCTGTGCAACTTCAGATACCAAATCAGAAATACCCTGCAGGACAACAGGATCGGTTAATACATTGTGAAGCTTATCAAGAGAGTTTTGCAGCGGCCCAAGGTCAACTTTTGCCAGGCCCGCTGCAATCTCCATCTTCAGACCCGCAACCTGAGTCTCCATGTCTTCGAATAGCTGATTAACTTTTACCAGGTCATCGATAGAAGACGGGTCTGGCGCCACCCCATAGTCTTTGGCCAGATCAATAAACCGCTTCAGTTTTTGATTATTGTTATCGAAAAGCGGAAGCAGTTTTGAAAGGTCATTGCCCAGGCTTTCCAGTATGGTTGTCTTTTCGGCATTGGTGCCGATCTTGCCAAGTGATTCACCAATCGCCAGAAGTTGCTTATCAGGGCTTACTTTGGATAATTTCTCAGCGGACAACCCCAGGGCATTAAGGGCATCAACAGCTTCACCTGATTTATTCAGGACCGCGTCACCAATCTTATCGCCGATATCCTTGAAAATATCAGCCATCTGATCGCCGGATACACCTGCCTTTTCAGCAGCAAACTGCCACGCTAACAACTCTTGGGTGGAAATCCTTAATGACTTTGCCCAGCGGTCAGTTTCGGTAATTTGTCTGGCGGTGCTTTTTAGTAACTGAAAGCCTGACGCGCCAACAGCCAGCCCGGCAGTTACTGCCGCCGCGCCTATTCCCGCAAGTGCTGTTCCAGCGGCCGCAGCATCGTCCTGTACCTGTTTGCTCCACTTTGCTGATGCGCGCTCTGCCTGGTTAAGGCCTGCAACAAATCCACCCGTTTTTGCAATCAGGTCAATGGTCAGGGTTCCAAGCGATCTGGCTGCCATACCGTCTCCGTGAGTGTTTACGACCAGGTCCGCTTAGCCTCATCAAGCGTGACGGGGTCAGTGGTGGCCGCTGTTTTGGTAAAATGAAGGGTGAAATCAGTAACGCTGAAAGGCTGTGTGTCTTTGCCACGGTTCACGTTGGCGATGGTGCTGGAGATCATCCCGGCCGCCCACTCGGTGCGCAACAACGGATTCAGGCTCCCGTAACGCTCGCGATATTTCACCCAGATCTGGAACTCCCTGAAGCTCAGTTTTTCCTGTGCTTCCGCTATGGTTTGTCCGCCGATACCATTGAGGACGAGCTCGCACCAGAATTCATCGTTGGCGCTGAGTTCATCTTTCCCAGATCATTAACCTCCTGGATAGCCACCAGCAGGGCAATGGTCAGTGCGCCATCCAGCGCGCCGCGCTCCGGGTCCGCTTCGCCGGTAATATCTGCTGGCGTGAATACCGGTTTGCCGTTCTCATCGCAGACGGATGCGGCGATCCTCCCTGCCACGCCATCCACGCGCCCGTTTGCCGCCATCACGTCCGTCATGGCCGAGTGATAGCCCAGCGGGCGAATATATACAGTGGCGCTGAATTCTTCTTCGCCCTGGTACCAGGTAATTTCTTTTTCTACGGGGCGCCCGGTAAATGCCCCTGAGGTTTTAAGCGCTTCGAGAGTAAGTTTCATTCTTTATCCTGATTAATAAGGGCGTTGCCGCCCTGATGTTATGGGGTCACGACTTTTGGCACCCATACAGCAGAGCCGGAGCGCTGGACAGATGCAGAAGAAGAAACAACCGTGTTTGCTGCAAAATCAAACGGGAAGTCGGACACATAGCCTTTGAATACGAACCACGTCCTGCTGTCAGGCAGCACCAGACCATCGACTGCGCCGGATGCACCATCGGCAGCCGCAGTTGGCGATGCTGTTCCGTCTGACCAGCCAATCGCGAACGTCAGGTCCTGATCATCTTCGTCGTCCGAAATAGACAGGTTGTAGAGCATGATGTGGCTGGTATTTTTAGGATCGGCGTTAAGAGTCAGTGATGCTGTTCCTGGCGTTCGAAGACCACGCTTATAGCTGCGGTCAAAGCGTTCAGAAAGACAGGTGTCTTCAATCTGGTCCGCCGGATTGCTGCCGGGTGAAAATGCAGTGATACATTCAACTTCGCTCACCGCGCCTTTTGCGAGCACAAAGAGCTGCGTACCTTGCGTCAATACAGACATTGTTATCTCCGGTCATAAAAAAACCGGCTCAAGGCCGGTGGTTGAATAATTCGTTTATCGAGTGACTATCCAGTCAACATCGAATGAGTAGCGATAGCGCTTTGTTTCCGGGTCTTTCTCCTGCTCGCCCAGGCGTGTGATATAAGCGTGCGGCTCGATGGCGTCACGCAGCGCAGAGGCGACGGCAATAACCTCGTCCGCCGTGTCGCCATACGCATCTACCTGCAGCGTAAAGAAGTCTGCATCCGGCCGCTGCGCCAGATAGTTTTCCGGTAAGCCGGTTACGTTCTGCCACACCGCATACGGGTAAACGACAGCATCATCCTGCTGGCCGAAGGGATATAGTCGAACCGGATCAGAGCCGATTAGCGCGGTTACCGCCGTACTTGCCGCGCATACACCAAATATGGGCGCAATCATGGTGGTATTCCTTTTTTCTGAGCACGCTTAATGGCACGGTCAATGGCCTTTTCATACTCCGTGACAAAGGTATTTATCACTTCGCCGACGCTGCTATCTGCTGCCGGGCGCATAATTGGCTGGGCACGGACATTCTCGGTACCGAACTCAATAAGGCGCCAGTGAGGAGTAGGTGCATTCTTGCCAAGATCGGGGTGCTTTTTAAGGACCGCGCCGTGCAGCACGCCAATGCGAAAACTGAGATCACCCGTACGCTTAAAAAGACGGCCATTCCAGCGCATGGCGATGTTATCTGCGATGCTCCTGCCGGTACCCGGGTCATCAACGCGACGGGCGTTAGTCTTCGCTTTCTCAACGATGACGTTGCCGGCACGCCTGAGCGCAGCCCTGCCGCCTTTGCGACGCAGATCGACGCTGACGGCATCCAGTTTGCCCAGTAAAGAATCGACGCCAGTAATGCTGAACTCAATACCATCAGCCATCGTTAACCCCCTGCGAACATGGAAGTGTCAGATATTCGCGCCCGCTTTTATCGTCGGACAAAACGCCATGGACGTTATAAACACGGCCGAGATAAAGGATGCGGTGCTTACTGGTTACGTCATCGCGCCAGCGAATAGTGATCCGCGTCGTGACTTCGCTCTGCCCTGCCTGGGCCGCTACAAACTCACGCGCGGACAGATCGACAACACTGGCCCACAGGGTAGCAACGTCAGCCCAGCCGTTGATGATGGCTCCGGTAGCCGGGCTCTGGGTTTTGACAGGCCTCTGCAATGTAACGCGGTGACGAAGTTTTCCGGCCTGCATGCTCACCCCCTGGGATTTCCGCTGAGATAAGTATGATGTGGAAGTTCAGCGTCACTCTCTTCCACTACCATCGACTGGTAGATCACCGCCGTCAGAGCCTCGTTTGACTCCGCCAGTCGGTTCATTGCTGCTGTCTGGGCTGCCATTGCTGCCAGCAGCTGGCTTACCTGTTGCTCGTTCATAGGCGATTTTCATCCACTTTTTAAGCCATTCACGCCGGGCGGCGCATCCGGAGCAGGCCATCAGTGCCACCGACGGTGCTGTATCAGCAACGCCTCAACGCCCAGCGGGGTTTCCGCCAGATTCTGCGACGCGGCTTCGCGGTTCGCATACCAGTGGCCAATCAGCAAAAGCATTGCCGCCCAGATGCCAGAAGTAAAAAGAACCTCTCGGGGAGGCTCATTTTCTTCTGCAGGCGGCGTCAGTACCTCCACCAGCGCACCGTCACAGAAATGCTCTACATAATCGACGGCGGCCGATGCGTATGCGGCGATTAGCGCATCTTCGGCATCGCTATCAACCCTGAGATGCGTCTTTATCTGCGCCATTTGATCCGCGCTTATTTCCACCTTTACCCCCGGCTTTCGGTTTTTCGGGATCTGGCGTTTCTGCCTTTTCAGGCTCAACCTCTTCTGCCAGATGCAGTTTCACCAGCGCCTCGCCGATCTCCTTTTTCACGGTGCGGGTTTCGCCCTGGGACACAGTGCCCAGGTGATAATGCGAGAACATACGGAGAGCTTTAATTTTCATACATTAAACGCGGCCATTACTGACCGCGCCCTTCTGTTATTCGCCGGAGGAAACCGCAACATCGCCAGTGACGATAGCTGCGGGACGGTAGTGCGCCAGCGCCAGGCGCTCTTCGCACAGGATGGTCAGCATGTTTTTAACGAAGTTATCGCGATCCTGATTACTGATCTCGATAGTGGCATCCATGCGGTCCCACACCTGAGATGCCAGGCCAAACGCGCCAACGGTGAATTTGCCTGCCGTCTGTGCCGTGGTCGACACCACCGGCAGACCCCAAAGCACTTTCGAGGCAAACGCCTGCGGGCCGCCCATGATGTAATTGCCATTGGCGTCTTTCAGCAACGCGATACGGTGCCAGTCCGCCGGGTTGAGAATGATGCCATCGGCTTCAAACTCACTCAGCGACACCTGGTAGATGGCGTGTGCAAGAACATCGGCACCGGTGTCCCCGGTCGCGTTGAGTGCGGTTTCGTAGTCGGTCGCCACCACGTTCAGCCCCTGGAGGTTGTCGCCGTTGCCATCACCGTTCAGCATCTGGTTTTCTTCCACCAGCGCGAGGCCATACATCATGCGGGAGTTGATGTAGGACTGCAGCGCCGGGGCATCGTCCATAATCTGGCGCGACGCCTGGATCCAATGGGCGATGGTTTTCACGTTCGCCGTTTCTTTGGTGAAGGTGATGTTACTTTCAGGCTTGAGGGTGCCTTCCGCCACTGGCGCCGCCGCGTTGGTAAAAACATTTTCACGCACGTATTCCAGTGCGTTACTGGTGATGCGCCCCTGTGCCAGCAAGTCACGCACGGTCAGGCGGCGCAGACCCGGCATCAGGATTCCCGGTTGCTGCTGTGGCAGAACCAGTGCGCCGGCGGAGTTCGCGCCAGAGCCGATCGCTTTGTCGAAGCTGGTCACTTTTGCTTTGGTGCGGGAACCGTCCCAGCCCTTCATCAGGTCTTCGGACACGCGCTCTGCAAAGGACTTCTGGGCGGTCTGTTCAGGCGAGTTGCCAGCCAGCTTCTGCTCAAGATCGAACAGGCGGGTACCGGTGGCTTTCAGTTCATCCTGGGCTTTAGCCAGATCGGTCTGCAGCTGCTTGTTGATTTCGCCGTTCTGGTTGATGGATTTACGCTGTTCTTCAATAAGCTCCTTCACTTCTTTCTGGGAGTTCTCGATCGCTTTTTCCAGGGTTGCTAATTCAGACATGTTTTGCTCCGTTAAGGATTCCGCAGGTTAGCGGCAAAGGAAGTTATGCGCTGTGCCAGCGCGTCAATGTCGCCGCCGCCGAACTCGCTTCGGCCTGCGGACTTCACGCGGGCGATAAACGCCTGCGCTTCAGCGCGCGTAAGGCCGACTGAATCCCTCAGCCAGGCCTCCGCGTCACGAATGGTTTTAATGCCGTCAATGCTCTTCATGGCGGTTACGCCCGCCAGCTCGTTGGCCGGGAAAGTGCAGACACTGATTTCCCGCAGGTAAGAAATATTTTTGAAGATGAGGCCGGACGTGCCGACGGTGTAATCATCCGGGCCGACTGAAAAACCCACCGACATACCTTCAACGGTGCCATGCTGCATGGCGGCCTTCAGGTCCTCGGCCAGGCTTAGCCCGGGGGTGAGTTGTCCCCGAACAAAAAGCCCCTTCTCGTCTTCGTGCATGGCATCCCACTTGCCGACCGGAATGGCTCGCGTCTGGTGGTTAAAGAACATCGCCACCTTACGGCTCTGGTTAGCGACCACACCAGCGAAAGCGCCGGGCAAAATAATGTCGCCATCGGCGTCGGTGTTATTGAAAACCGAGGCATATCCTTCAAACGTCCCCTTGCTGCCGTCGCCGGCGAACTTGATTTCGGTCTGGTCGAACGCCAGCGTCTTGTGAATATCAGGCATCGTGGCCCCCATAAAAATTAAGCCCCGTCATTGCGGGGCTCTTTGTTTGTTCCGAGATCGGTAATGGGTACGTTCTGCGACTGGCGCGTCGCCACATCACCGCCAGGCAAAGGCGGAAGATTATCCAGTCGTCGCACTTCGTTAACGGTCCGGATCCCCGTATTAACCATGGTTTGCATGAAGGTAGCGCGACTCGCTGAGTCACCACGAAGCAGGCCATCAAGGTTATGCTCGGCGTGCAGCCTTCCCTGATCGGACTCTTTTACCAGCCAGCGCTCTATGCTGTACTCCCAGCGATCGAGATAGGGTTTCAGGGTGTACTGGAGAAAGCCGAGGTTCTGCTGTTCAATGCCGCTGCCCCATGACGTTGTTTTTTCAACATCACCAACCAGGTGCGGCGGAACACCATAAAAGCGCGCCAGCTCTGCCACCTGAAACTTACGGGCCTCAAGCATCTGTGCGTCCTGCGGCGAGATGCCTATAGGCTGCGTGGTGAACCCGCTCTCAAGGATCCAGAGGCGTTTTCTCACCGGGCCACCGGCAATCTCCTTAAAGTTTTCCTCCAGCTGCCCGCGCTGCTCTTTAGTCAGTACCTTGCCGTCAGTCATCAGGATTTGCGGAGACTTCGCGCCGTTGGCGAAAAACTCCCGCTGGTTATCTTCCATAGCAATCGCCACGCCTGCAGATTTGGCACTGAACGCCAGCGGGGACAACCCGACCAGCCCGTTAAAGCCGAAGCCTTTCAGGTGGAATATTTCTTTCGGCTTAAAGTCCACATACTCGCTGTCGCGCCGGTACCGGTAGATGACATTTTTTCCATCGAGCCGGACATCCATATTTGCGCTCATCAGCGGAAGCAGGCTGATGACATCGCCGACGCTGTTTCGCTCCACATGCGCGTAGGCATTGCCGTAGGCGCAGAGCTGCATTGTCATCGCCTCGCGAAACTCCAGAGCGGTCATGAAGTTGTTGGGCCGGAAGCGAAGAAGCTTCGCCAGGGGGTTCTGATTGCCGACTTTCTTTCGCTGATTATCGACGGTTTCAAAAACATCCAGCGGTAACGAGGCTGTGACGGTAGAGATGAGCCGGATGCAGGCCCATACGGTGCTGATCGACATGTTGCGCTCATCGCTGACCACCGATTCCCCGACGGTGCCATGAGCTGATGTGCCCGCCATCTGCGAGCCGTTATCCGGCGTGACCAGGCGGCCACCGGTCAGAATAGAGGCCATGCGCGCCCAGAATGGCGATCGCGTTCGCAGGTCAATGCTGTAATCGGTATCTGCCATTTTTAAACGCTCAAAAAGTTGTAAATGAAATCGTTAACGTCGCCCGGATCCTCAACCTCATCACTGGTCTGCGCGCCGATAGACATCGCCAGCGCCACCATGCCGTCGATACGGCCGCTGGATTTGCCTTTCACAAACTTGCGGTTACCGGCGGGGTCGGTGATTACCGTGGCGTTTTTGGCGCACATTTCGAGGATCGGATGGTTGCCGTGCTTCAGCTGCGCGCCGAGCAGTTTGGCTTCCAGCTCCCTGAGCGCAGGCGACATGGAGACAAAACCCTGGCCGAACTCCACGAACCGCTCAAGCTCCGCCTCAGTGAAACCGGCGTCGATGAGATGCGGGCGAAGGAAGCGCATGTTGTAACGGTCGAACGCCAGCGCACGGACGTTACAGATATCAAAAACGCGCCGCAGCTCCCGGGCAATAAAGGCGTACTCAATGGCTTTGCCCGGCGTCGTGTTCAGCCAGCCCTGCTTCGCCCAGATGTCATAAGGCACGCGATCGTTACGCGCCTTGTCCGCCAGCCCTTCTTCAGGTAGCCAGAACTTACAGTGCACATCGCCCTGCGGGGTATTGAGCACCAGCGCGGTCAGGTCCGACACGCTGGAAAGGTCCAGCCCGCCCCAGACGGTAGCGCCCGACAGTTCGCCGGGTTCCTCTTTGTTCATGTGCCAGACGGTCTGGCTGACGAACGGGCTTTTCGCCTCAACCCTACGGTTTAATACAAGGTTCTCAAACTCAGCCTGGCGCGACGGGAGGCGCTTCGCGCTGGCGGCCATATCCAGCACTTCTTTCTGGTTCATGAATACATCAAAGGCCGGGTTAGCCAGCCGGATGGCTTCTACAGAGAAAGGATCGATATCTTCCGGCGCGGTCTGCAGCCGTACCACCGTCCGCGGATCGGCACCGGTCAGGCCATCATCAATCAGCAGGCTGAGCAGGTCGCTCGCATCGGGTGCCTGGGTGCTGATGATTACCGAGATAGGGTTGTCCTGAGCAGCGGTCGCGGTTTCCAGAGCTTCATAAAGCGGGTCGCGCGGCCCGCGCACCTGGCCCAGCTCATCGTGGGCGACAAATCGCGGCGAGAAACCGTAGGCCGTGGTGGCCTCTGCGCTCAGTGCGCGGTAATAAGAGCCCAGCTCAGGGCAGTGAATCTCTTTCGCCGAATCCTTGATCGCCACATACTGCATAAGCACCGGGTTCATCCGGCACATCTTGGAGGCCAGGTTGAACAGAATGGCCGCCTGGTCACGCGAGCGCGCGGCAGAATACAGCTGCGAGTTCGGCGCGGCCTCCGGCCCCACCAGGTAGAGCAGCATCAGCATGGCGGTTTCAACAGTTTTGGCGTTTTTGCGCCCGCGGCTGATGATTGCGCGACGGGTGCCATGCTTGTTGTCAAAGATAGCCCTGAAGTCGTCCTTCATGAACTCAGCCATTTTCAGGGGCTGGCCGACGAACTTACCTTCAGGAATAACGATATTTCTTTCGCACCAGAGGATATTCCTCTCGGCTCTTGTCAGTGTTTTTTTAGCCATCAAAGAGCCTTATTCAATTTCCCAGGGTTTTCTCTCCCGTGGCAGATTGTTATTTGCGCGGCCAACAGTTTTAGGATCGGCGGTCGCCTGGCGGGTGATTCGAAGGCGTGTCGCCAGAGAGGACGCAGAGCGCACTTCACGCTCGCGCATCGTGAGCAATTTGTCGTAACGCTTCAGGCCATCATCACGAGCCAGCCACTCCAGCTCGAACTCTTCGATCTGGGTGGTTAACAGTCGCGCCTGCACCACATGGCGGCAGTACATTTCCAGCATGTCGCGGTGCGTTTCGGTAAATGAGCTGGCCGGGTTGTCATTGACCAGCCGGACCCAGACGTTTATCTCCGGATCGCTGAGGTGTAACGACGGCTGCAGCCTGCTTTCAGCCAGAGCCGGAAGCGAGACAGCCGACGTTGCGGCAAGAGATTTTCTGCCTCGCTGCGCCATCGCATTTTTCCTTTTTTTCTGGACGTTTTTAAAAATAAAACTGGGAGCGCGGTCTTTAAAAGATTACCGCCAGGGTTTTACCCTCCCCCTGCCATCACCTCAACGATGTGAGAATGAATCTCATTTTTCAATGATCCGCAGATTTTCACGGGAGAGGCTGCTGGGTGCCAGCCGTTCGCCGACACCGAGCGGGAGGGTCAGGCTGACGGTTGGCAGCGTCTCGCCGACTTCATGGTTGAAGGTGATCGCGGTGATTGTTTTAAAGCTCACACCATCAATGCTCAGCTCCACCAGCTTGCCATCGCGGTATTCAATCTTCAGGTCTTGCATTGCGTGCTCCTGTTACCAGATAACCCGGCCATCGTTGTCGAACTCGGTTACCGTGCCGCCCTTCTCCATGCGTTGCTTAACCGAGTCGTGGCAGCGTTTGCATAAACTCTGCAAATTATCCGGGTTATGAAAGAGGGTCTCATCGCCCTTGTGCGGGGTGATATGGTCAACAACAGATGCGGATATCACCTGGTTTCGTTTGAGATGAAACTCACACAGCGGTTGTTTCTGAAGCTGGTGATAACGGAGCCGGTACCAGCGTTTGGTGTTATAGAGGCGGTGCCAGGGTGAAGTGGATGCCATATTCACTCCGATTAAAAAGCCACCAGCAACAGCCAGTGGCTCACGACTGAATAAGTCACTTTGAAGCGCATGCGATGCGCGTAAAGAAAGCCCCGCTTGAGCCAGGCTGCGTTTTATCCCCTACAGGGTATATTTAGGTTTTATCCGCTATAGACATTACGATGGGTCTGCCCATGGTGATGGCTATAAAAAAGCCCCGGCAGAGCGGGGCTTCATCAAATATCTTAATATCTATCAAAGATCTCTTTTGAAAATGCGGGCGGAAGCTAATTTATCCATTCCATTCATACCATAAGGTCTTTGTGTATGATATTTACGCAGTAGAAGCTCACAGACCTCTTGGTGCTTAGACAGGAGGATTTTATCGATGTCACCTTGGGCTTTAGCTTCTGGGAAAACGTCAAAGTTAACCAAAAACAAAAAATCTTCTTCTTCCGCAGGGGTATGAGCAAGATACAGATACCCTTCATCTGCAACCTTCACGAAAGTAAACCCAGTCACGGCTGATGGTTCAATAAATTTGTCAATTTCACCTGAAGGCAGCAGCCCAAGGGCATCTCGCACTAACGTTGTGCAGAACTCCACATCCTGCGGATCATCGAAGTTTACAGCACGTGTTGCTGAGTTTTTCCCAAAAGTTTCAAGTATCTGTTGTTCACTATAACCTTGCTCATCCAAGAACCTTATCCATTGATAAAGATGTGCCCACGGATTTCTTTTCCAGCCCATAAGTCTCTCCTTAAATTAAAGAAACCCAATATTACTTGATGAACGATAGCACTGTGAAATCTGCATCTTTCAATTTGTGCACTGAGTTTTAATATACTCCTGCAGGCCAGTCAGTTGCTTTGTGACGGTTTCTATTCGCTCTCTGAGGGTGAAATAATCCCGTTCAGCGGAGTCAGTAAGTCTGGGGGTGCTGCCATCATCCAGGCTGGTGGTGCTGGTCGCTCCGTTCGTGGTGTATCTGGCGTTGAGCTGCAGCCGACGCTTGCCAGTAGCAACATCGCGCTCAAGCTGATCAATAGTGGCTTTTGCATCCTGCAGTTCTCCGGTGTATTTGGCATCCAGCGCAGCGACATCACGCTGGCGCACCTGCATATCGTTGATGGTGGCGTTTGCCAGTTTCAGGTTTCGCTCTGCGTCGTCAGCACGCTTCTTCTCATCAAGTACCTGACCGAGCAGAAGATAAATAATCAGAAAGGATAAAATCAGCTCGATGCCGATTATCAGCCAGGCTTTAGAGGTCATTTTTACTCTCCGCCAGGCACATCGAACGCTCCATCTCTCGTCGGTTCTGGAGGCCTTTCCACTTCATGCCACCAGCGTAAACCCAGCGCCGCATCTCTTCGCACGCTCCGTCGTGATCGCCTTTATTCAGCTTGCGCAGCAGCGTGGACTTTGAGAACGCGTCAGGACCAACGT